ATGACGGTGCAAGGACGCTCCGCAGACATGGGTATAGCTGGCCGCAGGTTGTTCAGGTATTGCAGTACGTTCATGTGTTTTTCTCCTTCAGGGCTTGCTCAATCAACAAGTAATCTTCTCTAGCGCAAAGCAATAACTCTTCGCATTCCCATTCTTTGTACGCTGTAAGCAATACTGCTTTTCTATCCTCATTTGTCAGCCCTACCCACGGGCGCTTTGGTGGGGTGGTGTAAACCGGAATGTTCCATGCACCTCCGCAACTGGAAGAGAACCATGAATAACCCTTATGCAACAGCGATTGGTCAGAACACATCCATGCTACAGGCTCCTGATGCGGGACTATGTGGCCCTTGAAGAAAGCCTCGCGGTAAGCCTCGCGGTATTTGATGTACTCCTTATCAAAGTCGGAGTTGATTTTGTCCATCGCCGCTTGGCACCATTCCATTAACTCAGCATTCTGTTTGTCCGCAGCCATAGCCCTTTTAGCGGGAAAGCCCCCGCCTTGTCTGCGCTCGATGTCTTCAAACGCTTCGTCTTCAGGTGTTTTCATAGCATTCCATTTCGTAAAGTAATACAAGTGCCTTCGAGCTGGGTAACCATTTGGTTACCCTTCAAGGCCATCTTGCGCAGGTTGTCTTTCTGTTCATCGAGTGTGGCTCGGCATTCAGCTTCGCGGGTGAAATACTTCATGGCCTGCATGAACTCGCAGTGCCCATTCATGCACACAAACAGGACCGGGATGTAGATGATCTGGATCATGTGATGGCCCACCACACAACAGTGCATATCAACGAAACAAACAGCACAAAGAAAAATATGGCAATGACTGTCTTAATAAAGTCCACAAAGAAGTCGCCACCAGCGTCGGTATCGTCGTCGTTCATGCTTTGCTCCTTGCTCTGATTGCTTTTGCAGTGTCAGCTAACGAAAAATGTACGAGCTGCACTGTGGCGTCTGTGGTTATTGCTTCAAACATCTTGGCGCACTCTTCACGCTCTTTAGCCACACCAGCCTCAAACCCTTCTTGATAGCCACCAATAAACTTGCTCGGGTCAATGTTCATCAGCGTGTGCGCGGCTACCAACTCGGCAAAGCGTTCAAGCTGCTTTATAACGCCGGGATGCGGCGCATGAAAATGCGCATCTTCAATGCCAGCTTGTTTAGCAAGTTCAATGATGTTCATTTCTCATCCTTCCATGTCCAGCCCAGCAACTTGTTGGTGAACCAGCGTTGCAGCCACGACGGCTTGTAAAGCATCGTGAACCGAATGTCCGCAGGGCCTTCTGCGTACAGTATCCAGTAGCCCACAGGCTTGGGTGGCTCATGTAGTTTGTAGTCGGTCATTTCATCTCCTTCTGAAACATCTCCGCGCTCCATGCATCAAGGATGCGGGCCTTGGCTTCTTCGCGTTCTTCGGGCGGATAGATGTCAGCAACAACATCATCCAGTGTTTTCAATATTGACTCTGTCATCTGCTGTGGCGTAAGAATCATTTCGCCTCCCTCGCTTTTAGCATTGCGTCTGCTACTTTGTATGCAACGCATTCCGCATACATGGGCCATGCCCCTATTTGATTTGGGCCATTTGCGCTGATTAGCCCCTGCAAAGCCAGCCCCGCAAATTCATCGCGCAGAGTCTTGTCGCGGGCATAGCCGCCTGTCTTTTGCATCCATGTGGGGTCGATGGTTGTGGTGTCTTCTTTCATGCTTGCTCCTCAATTGCTGCGGCCAACTTGGCCTTGTTTTGCTCGTAGATGGTGTCGAACACAATCAACGCACCCGCTCTGCTGATGGTGCCGTCTGCCATCCTTGTGATGATTGCGGCCAAGTACGCTGGCGGCATCAGGGCGCTCATGACCTGCCACTTTTGGTCGTCGGTCATTTGCACTCCTTTGTGAACATGGATGCCACGGTGCGGCACGGCGGATGGTAAGTAGCGTAACCAAGGTAGAACCCCACCACGATGATGGTGGAGACCAGCCCCACCAGCGCAAACAGGTCGGCGATGTATTTCATGATTGCGCTGCCTTGCGCTTGGCGTAGTATTTCCGGGCAGCGGCGTTGGCGCGCACGCGCTTGTCCGCGATCCGTTGGGCCTCCTCCGCAGTCAACAGATTGGACTTGAAGGCGGGGTTGATAAACCCGGCGGCGGCCTCCTTGGCCTTGGTCCGCTCCAGCATGTTTATGCGCATAGCGTAATCTGCAAATGCGACCAGCATCTCGTGGTGCATTCGTTCTACCCGGCGCTCCAGATCGGCGATGCGTTTGTAGGGGTTCCAGTTCATGTGTGTATCTCCAAAAAAGTTAAGGGAAGCCCGATAGTACAACAAAAACTTGTACTCCACAACAAAATATTTTTAGAAAGTTACAAAAAGACAGGAAAAAGTGGTGTACCATCGGCGTACCCACAACAATTCCGTTGTGGCTTTATGGAGATACACACATGAGCCTAGAGCAAGCGCTTGAGCGCAACACCGAGATGATGAAGGACCTGATCCGCGCGCTGGAGTACTTCCAGCCCGTAGCCGCCCCGCAGGAGGCACCCCCCGTCCCAAAGCCCGAACGCAGCGAGAAATCATCGACGACATCGCCTACCGTGTCTTCTATGGTGCGTACCTCGCCGGGGAGTTCGACGACCCAGACGACCCCATCCCCGGAGACAACCTCTACGCCAGCGACGACCGCTGGTATTGACTACGCGCAGGTGGCCGCAGCTATCACCAGCACGTTCAAGGTTGACAAGTCCAAGGTCATCGCGGCGCTGGCCAAGTTCGGCGCGGCCAAGGGCCCCCAGCTCAAGGTCGAGGACTACGCGGCCTTTCTTGAGGAGTTGGCAGCATGAAACATGATTACTTAAAAAATGGCGGGGAAGCATTTCCATCGCATCCGCAAGCGGATATTCAATACAACTTTATCGCCCACGGCATGAGCTTGCGCGATTACTTCGCCGCCAAGGCCCTTCAAGGGCTCTTAGCTAATCCGGAACAGCCATGGGGAGAATCAGTTTACGCAAAATTCGCTTATAGGTTGGCGGATGCGATGTTGGAGTCACGCGAATGAGCGCGCACGCCCAGTTATCCCCCAGCTCGGCCGTGCGCTGGATGTCCTGCCCCGGCTCGGTGCGGATGTGCGAGGGCATACCCGACACCAGCTCTGCGGCCTCTTTGGAGGGCACGATGATGCACGGCGTAGCATCGCACTGCCTGCTCCAAGGCACCGACGCCGCCGGGTACGTCGGCGTGACCGACCCCGTGACCGGGTTGATCTTGCAAGTTGAGCAGGCGGAGGCAATTCAGGAATACGTGGACACGGTGCGCGACATCGTCGTGACCACCGGCGGTGCGCTGCTGGTTGAGCAGCGGTTGTCCATCTGGCACATGACCGGCGAGGAGGAGGCCCACGGCACCGCCGACGCCGTCATCATGACCACGGACGAGCTGATCGTCATCGACGCCAAGTTCGGCCGGGGTGTTGCGGTGGAAGCCGAGGAGAACCCGCAGCTCATGATGTACGCGGCCGCAGCCTACGTGGAGCACGAGCTGGCCTACGACTTCAAGCGCGTGCGCATGATGATCGTGCAGCCCCGCTTGAATGCTATGCCCGAGTGGACCATCGACGTGGCCGAGCTGAATGAGTTCATAGAGGAGGTGCAGATATCAGCAGAGTTGACCCGGCAGCCGGATGCCCCGTTGGTGCCCTCCGCGAAGGGTTGCCAGTGGTGCCGCGCCAAGGCGACGTGCCCGGCCATCACCAACCGAATCATGGACGATTTCGACAACGTGGTGCCCGAGACGGCGGACGAGCGCGACCTCGCACGCATCATGGCCAACGCGGACATGATCGAAAAGTGGGTCAAGGCCGTTCGTGCCGAGGTCGAGCGCCGCCTGCTGGCCGGTGAGCCGGTCCCCGGCTACAAGCTGGTGCAGGGCAAGAAGGGCAACCGGCAGTGGGCCGACCCGGACGCCGCAGAGGAGACGCTCAAGTCCATGCGGATCAAGCACGACCAGATGTACGACTACAAGTTGGCCAGCCCCACTAGCATCGAGAAGCTGGCCAAGGCCGGGGACGTTGGGCCACGCCAGTGGGCCAAGATTCAGGACCTGATCACCCAATCCGAAGGGCAGCCATCGGTGGCACCCGAATCCGATAAGCGGCCCGTGCTGGTTACGTCAGCGACCGCTTCTGACTTTGACGACGTGACAAATTCTTAACCTTTGGAGAACACCATGAAAGTGAAACTGAACAACGTACGCCTGAGCTTCCCTAACCTCTTCGAGGCCAAGACGGTCAACGGTGAGGGCAAGCCTGCCTTCAGCGCGGTCTTCCTGCTCGACCCCAAGGACCCGCAGGTCAAAGCCGTCAACGCGGCCATCGACGCCGTGGCACGCGAGAAGTGGGGCGTCAAGGCTGACGCCAACCTGAAGACCTTGCGCGCGGCCGACAAGACCTGCCTGCACAGCGGCGACTTGAAGTCCAACTACGCGGGCTTCGAGGGCATGCTGTACGTCAGCGCCCGCAACGCGCTGCGGCCCTTGGTGATTGACGTCAACAAAGCGCAACTGGTCGAACAAGATGGCAAGCCCTACGCAGGCTGTTACGTTAACGCCAGCGTCGAGCTATGGGCGCAGGACAATAACTACGGCAAGCGCATCAACGCCACGCTGGCCGGTGTGCAGTTCTACAAGGACGGCGAACACTTCGCTGGCGGCGGCGTGGCCGACGAAGATGACTTCGAGGACATGACGGCAGAAGACTTGGTCTAACGAATAGGGGGGAAAGCGGATGCTGCGTAGTGCCGTCACGGACTCTAGAGCGCAGTGCAGCGAGTACCCCCACCTTTTACATACACACCGGAGATACACACATGAGCCGAATGAAAGACAAACT